CCAATAATCCATCAATCTCTTCCATGAAAAATCTCTTGACACCTTCTTCCTTTTCCAGCTTAATGAAATCATTCACCGTCTTTGGACTATCCTTGACAAAATCCGGGTGAGGATTATTCAACAACTTCCGTTTATCAAACGTATTATGTTCATGCGAAAACACCAAAATAGTCTTCATCGGGTCCAATTGAACAAATGGAATTGTGTAGTCTTTAAGAAACGCTCGTTCCTCTGCTACCGCCGCGGTTTCCTCATATTTTGTCATCTTTAACAACTCGGACCGAAACGCAAATGTCCCAGCCGTCGCATGATTAGGCCCATAAGGTCCAAATTGCTTCATTTTCTTTATGTGTTTGAAATAAATGTAGATTTCACTCGACCCGGCACACAAAGCATTGCGGTTTTCCTGGAGCTTATCTACTGCATGAGATATACGCTCCGGTGGATAATAATCATCGTCATCCATGTAGACAATAATACTTCCAGTACAATGGCTATGCATAAAATTGCGCTTAGCACCAAGAGTAAGTTTATCGGGCAACGCAAAGTATTTGATTTGCGGTATATTTGCTGCTTCAATCACGTCGCGGACTTTATCGGTGCCATCATCTACAATAATCCACTCGATTCGGTTCTTGGGATATGTCTGGTTCAAGAAACATGATAACATAGTTGGAATGAATGGACGGCGATTGTACGTTGGTGTACAAACACTAACAAGTGGTTGATATTTTTTTTTCAATCCGGATGCGTGTGATTTTGGTTTAACCATTTAAGAGTAAATGGTTAAATGTCTTTATACCCTTGCCCAATTGTATATTTATTCGCTGACCTACGGAAGACCTACGGAGGACCTACGGTCATTTACGGAGGACCTACGGTCATTGGCCCAAGACTACTTGTTCACTCGTTTTCTTCAAATGTTGTAATATCCGTGTTTGGTCAGCATTAATTCCATCCCAGTCAATACTCTTGAAATCCTCTATTTGGTCATCAATCGCGGTCTTGACATCTTTGATAATCTTGTTAACAATGAAATATTCGCGAATTCCGGATACGCTGATTCCAACAATTGACGCAATTGACAATGCCAACATCGACCATTTTACGGAATCCACGCCAATATTCATTATATCAGGTATTACAACGGCAAACGCATAAATCATAATTCCATATGGCAGTAATTTAAATAGCCCCTTGTATCCAGCCTCAAACATTTGTTTGTACTCATTGTCCGTATATGGGTCAAACAATACACTATTCATATTCATGTCAAAGCTCATACTCCGCATGATATTAATGGTATTCTTAATGCTCCACGTTTTTGTATCATACGGAATACAAAACATCGAATAGAAAAACACGATTCCAAAATGTATAAGCGTAGTAAAACACAACATTGGTTTAAAAATCGCCGCAAAACAAACGATCACAAATATGAGCCATAAGATAAAACTAATTGATTTGAAAAAAACCATACCAGTATTGTAGACGATTCCTGCTTCCGAATCCCATATTGAAAAATTGTTGAACAAATAGTAGTATATGAATACTGCCTTATGCATTTCTGATACTGATTTGTTCCCCTCTGATTTGAACAGAAACTTATATAAAGATTTCCACGTCATTGTGTTTCTAAAGATAAACTGGTATATTCTGGTTAGCTCCCCCTTCAAATAATTGACAATAATAGAGGCAATCATGAACAACATAATAAACATGGTTCGGTCGCTAAATATAGTAGTATAGTTAATCAATTTCTGTAAATAACTGGGAATTACATCGGTCAGTGCATCATCAAAAAATTTCACAGTTTTTAACATTGCGTTAGTAAGCACATAAAATGGCCCAAATGCGTTAGTAAGCACATAAAATGGCCCAAATGTTAAGAAACTGAGCCCGCTATAAAAGTCAATTTGTTTCCCCGTTTTTTTCATATTGTAATAGAGGTTGTATGACACATATAGCGTGGCCAAGGTAGTAATTATTCGAATTACTATATCGGCAATGGCGGACAGCAATTGAGATTTTTTGTCTTCTGACATTGGTGGTTCTTTAACGGGTTCTTCTTCGGGCTCAGGTTCTGGTTCTTGTATGGGCTCCGGTCCAGGTTGCGCATAAATTGGCGTATTGTCTATCTCATATTCGAATCCCTCTTTTGATGAAAAGACATTCGCATATTTATCATATTCTTCTTCTATATCATGAATCACACTATCGTAAATAGAGGTGAGCGGGTCCAATACCAATCCTGTCCATTTATTTTTTATGGGAGTCTGTGGATTATCCTTATTTACCCATTCTGTCATAAGATAGTATATATATTTGATGTACACCTTTATCGCGCAAGCGCACCCTATCGCGCAAGCGTACCCTATCGCGCATACATCAACCCACAATATCCGCCAATAAAAGAGAGGACATTGTACCTCTCTTCAAACAACACCATATTGTAATTGTATTCATACATATACCACGACCCTCCTTGACCCGGACTATTGGTCGCAATTACGACACCATCCGCATTACAAATAACATCATATTGAACACTCTGCGTGTTTACTGGCGGAACATACGTATTGATTTCCAGTTCAACCGTCTTGAATTTCGACATATTAATGGCACCTGATGGCTGGTATTTGCGCGGATTCGTATCCAAACAAAAATTATAACAATAGATACCGGAACGAGCATTACTCGATGTCCGCGTCCATTTTTCTACATAGTCGTATACCTCTCGTGTCAACGTATTTTCACGATATTCGCCGTTAAATAATATCCCTGCCGTTTCTAAAATCTCTTTCTGATTTTCCACTTTAAATTGACCAGTCACTTGATAACCAGTTCCGGAAGTGGCAAAAAGTGAAGTGTCCAAATTATACTTTGGTGAATATGGTACAGAATCATTATTGATGTTCACATATTTAATCTTGTATGAACTATCAGTTAAAACCAAATCAGGAGGGTCTTCCGTGCCACTCGGCAACTGACTATATGGCCAATTTGTATAGTTACTCCATTCATTTCGCATAAATGCGTCATTGCGCTGTAAATACCACATCCAATTGGCAACCATACCCGTCGACGGAATCTTGATTTTCTTCGCCCCTGTTACATTTTCAAACTTGTGTTCAATAATATCTTTAATCAAATACACCTGATTCTCCGCCGTAAATGTCAGTGTCTCCTCTTTTGACAGAAAACAATAGTTGGCTAAAATATGGATGTCCGCATTCCACCCATTCGTTTTGTTTTCATAATACTCGGCGTCTAAATTATCCGACGGCGGTGTCTGTAAAAAACGATACAGCTGGAATTGATTCTTCGTATAATCAGGTCGCATGAGAGGATATCCATTCGCGGCATCAAATACATCGCGAACTTGATAGAGTTCCTCTATGGACCGCAATGTTATATTGATATAGAGCTCATTATATTGGAGTGCCGCCATAGGGAAAGCACACTTGCTGTCCATTGTAAACCACATATTGATGGGAATACAAAGCGTGCGACCGCGAATAGAGGGTTCAGCACCTAAACTGCCAGGATAATAATACGCCGATGGATACACACCCGAGCGTCCATCAGCATTTCGCGGATTATTGAGTTCCGAGATGTTTCCAGTCATTTCATTAAAAAGCTGTTTTTTCGCCGCCGAAAAGTCTCGGTCAACCATTGCGCCTAAATAATTTCCCGAGTATCGTTGTAAAGTATAATTCCCGCACACTATTTCAATTTCCTTAATAATATTTGTTCCTATGTCATTAATCCAGTTGAATTCATACGGCGCCCATGTTCCACCAGTTTGCGGACACGGATGATAAATTGGACTCCAAATATGAGGAAGCGTTATAACAATGTATGTATCCATCAACAAGTCGGCATATCGCGGCATCTTGAATGAGAATTTGGATTCTTCGGATAAGCGGAGGTCGCGAAGTCCATCATAGTCAATGCGGAACTTTTGAAGTCCAAAATTGGTGATTTTATTGTAAGTCGCGCGAAACAATGTTTTTTGACTAGGTCCACCCTGAATAATAACATTATTCGCACCTTCGGAAATAAGATTTAAAAGACCACCTGCCATTGTGTATATATCAATAATGGATTTAAACCCTTTAAGAATTATACCTTTTCACCCGCAAGGGTAAAATGCACAAAGGGTCAGGTTCCCGAAGGGTAGTAACAATTT